ACAGCAACAGTTACTGCTTGTGTTAAAGTTAGTGTTATTTCGCCTTCAATTTCTACACTGTGATTGTGTAGTGTCATGTTATCGAAATAATTGTCTCTATGGAAATATTGTCCTGCCCACTTAGATTGTGACACACGCTTTCTTGGACGAATGTGTGTACGTCTAAACTCGTCACCTTTAACGGAAACGTTAGCTGGAACACGTAATGGATAGTCTTCGTAGAATATACCAGTTTCAAGGAACACTGTAATATTTTGTTGACTTACTTTGTTACCAAACTCAAGTACATCACCTGCTTCATAAGTTGGGTCAGCTTCAGTAGCAACACCTGGATCTGATCTAGCAATAAACTCTACTGGTTCTTCAAGTATAAGTTCTATTTGGTCATGTGCTGAACCACCTAGTTCGTCACCTCTATAATAGTTTACAATTCTTGATACAGCACCTGACTTAGTACCTGTAATAACTTTACCTGGTATTAAGTCTGTATTTGATGCTTGCCCTTGGAATACGTTTCCGTTTCCACCATTGTCAAGTTCAATAACATATACTGAACCTTCTTGTAATGTTGGAGCACTGTCTACTCCGTTATCAATAATATTTCCAATGATATCAAATAGGTCGCCTACTCTTGCAATAGCATCTGCTGGAGCAGCTGTACCTGGACTAACTACGTTTTGTATAACGTCAGTATTGTATACACCAGGGTTACCAGAACCACCTTGCCATTGAAGGTTAGTTAAGATATACTGTCTAGTAATTTCTTCAACTTTGTCAATGGTTGCTTTTGTTTGTGCTTTCTGCGGACCAATAGCAATAGCACCACTGGCATTACTATAGTATCTTAAACCTGCTTGCCTTGAAAGTTTGTTAGCATTGGTACCGCTGATAACATCAAGTTTTAAACTTTCATAAATTAACCCAACATCACGCTTACACGTAGCTTCTTTGTATGTAAAGTTTTTCCATTTAATTAACTCTGCTTCTGCAGGAACGTTTGGGTCTAGTGTAACAGCTGCATTTGCTAATGTAATTTGAGCTGTTATCCATGCAATAACTTCTTCTTGGACAAACTTTTTGTTGTTGTCCATAAGTGCTTTAAAGTTAGCAGTTGTTTGTGCATTGTATGTAGCAGGAACTTTAAATCCTAATGTATTTGTGTTTCCACTTTTTACAAATGTAGGAGTAAGTGTACCAGAGTTATCAACTGTGATAGTCTGCATATACGGACCAGGCTCTAACCTGCTTGTTTCTATAATTTCTTCTGCTTTTCTAAGTGCAGCATTTACTGTACGATATGCATAACTTAATGCTCTACCTTCTTTACCAGCAGGAGTATTAACTTGGTTATCGTCACCTTGTAAACTAACATACAAGTTTACATTACTTGCATAACTTGTGTTGTCTACATAAAATTTAGTAGCGGCTTGTAAATCTTCTAAGCCAGTTGTAATATTTGCTAAGTCTCCAGGATGCTTATCAAGGTAAAGCGTACCGTCCATTTGGTCGCCTTGACGTCTAAGTGCTGCTTCTCTTGGCATTGCTTCGTTAGCAAGGAACTTACCGTCTAGTATATCTGGTTGATATTCTGCATCAACTAATGTTTGTGTACCTGAACCGGTACCTGCTTGGAAACTAATTTTTCTATTTGCTGTAGCTGCTTTAGCTGCGTCTGCATTTTCATAAAATTCTAATGTTGTTGCACTTGCAACTCTAACATAAATTGGGTTTAAGTTTTTAAGTGGTTGAGCTACCGCACTTGATGCCGGAGTTGCCGTTGCACTTGTTCCTGTAGTTTCGTATCTAAATGGTAATCCGTTTGCACCACTATCAAGTCCGTGTCCTGCCGGAACAGTAATTAAAGTCCCGTCAACTGTTCTACCAGTAATATTAGCAACACTAGCTGTAAAACTATTAATTGTAAATGAGTAGTCTGCTGTAAAGATTTGATCTTCAGTACGTACTCTAATTTGTGCGCCAGTACCACCACCTGTTGATTTTAAGTAGTTAGTATCTGCAAAGCCTTTTGATATTGCAACACTGTCAGTTGTAAACCCAGCGCCGTTATGTGCGGCATTAAGTACAGACAGTTTAGTTTCAATGTCAGTAAGACTTGTTGGCATGCCTGCAACAATATTTCCAGATGCATTTATGCCGCCACCTGTTGAATTAATTTTAGGTGTTTCATCTTCTTCAAGTTTGCCACCTGCCGCTGTTACAACAATGTGTCCACCTGACGTTAAACTAAATGTAACAGTATCATCGATAGACGCATCTAAGAAACTGTTACTAACTAATTTTCTAAATTCTAACTTACTACCTTCAGCAGCAACATCAACTACTGGAAGTACAGGTCTTGAAAATGTACTTGGATTGGCTTGTAATTGGGCTAGTGTCGGAGTATCACTAAATTCAGTAAATGATATTGAACCACCTTGTCCAAATACAGCATATAGTTGAGTAAAATTATCATTTACTTTTCTAAACGCTTCTCTGATACTATCGCCAGTACCGTCATTACCTTCTACACCGATGTTGATGTTTTGTTTACCTTGTGCCATTTATGTGAGCTCCGTTATTAATTCATTATTTTTTTCGACAGCTTCCATGTCGAAGTTTACGCTAATTCCACAACCACATGCACTACTTGCATTGGGGTTACTAATTACAAATTGCGTTTGAAATACGTCTGTTTCGTAGTCTATTGTGCAATCAAACAAATACATGTGTGCCATAGCGTTTATAACTAAGTTTCCTGTACCTGTATTAATGATTTCATCATTTGGTTCAACACTTTCTTTTGCTATCATACCCCAATCATATTCAAATCCAGCACATCCACCACCTTTAAGGCTTAAATGTACTCCAAAATGCTCTGTATTAGCCGCGCAAAGCCCGTTAATCTTATTTTTAGCATCTTCTGTGAGTGTAATAGGTAAAATCATTGTGTCTCCTTACTGTTATTTATCGATAGTTTTTATAATCTTAATGTAAATATAGTTATGTTTATTAAAGAATATAAAAAAGAAACCCGGCATGTCCGAAAAAGTAAATTAGGCAAGGAACACGCCTATAAACGTGATATAACTATTTGTGTATTACGTTGTGATAGTTGTGATACAGAGTTTGAAAGACCTAGAGGAAGTATGGACCCTGCACGTCTTAACAATCATTACTTTCATGTATGTGGTAACTGTGATAGTAAAGTATTTGCTCAGAAGAAGGGTATAGAGCGAAAGCAAATATGGAATGTAAGTGTGTCTAGTGGATTAGATATTAGTAAATTATAAACTTACTACGATATTAATTGGAGTTGGCATTAGTCTTCCTTCTTCCAGATAGTCCATGCCCCATATGCAATAGCGGCATAGGCTACTATACTTGCAATTGGTTTAAAAATTAAAAATGCAATGCCAGCACCAATTAGTACAGCACCGTCTAAAGTTGTACGTTCTTTTAAACGTGTTTTAATGAATTTCTCTATCATGATGTTTTTGCTCCGCGGAATGAGTTAGTGTTTGACATATCTCTTTTTTCGTCTTGTAGTTTTTCTGATTTAATCACTGGAACAATAGTGCGTATTCCAACGCCGTTTTGACCGTCTGCACGTAATCCTGTGATTCTATCAAGTTTTAAACTTTTTGTTCCAACCATTGTATTAGCCATTTCTAGTATCTCCTGTACTAGTATTTATAAATAAATGTACCAGAACTATATATTATGGAGTAATTATGTTAAAATGGCTTAAAGCCTTTTTTGGTTTAGACATGAAAGAAGGAAGTGTAGCATCAGTTACTCAAGCCGTCTTTGGTGAAGTAGAAACTAAAAAAGCAACAGTAAAGAAAACACCAGCTAAGAAAGCAACAGTTAAGAAAGCTGAGCTTACTAAGTTAACCAAAGCTAAACTCGAAGAAAAGGGTAGAGAATTTGGTATTGAAATTGACAAGAGAAAGAAGAAGGAAGAGCTAGTTAAAGAAGTATTTAACGCTTCTAAGATCTAGTTCTTGCAATAGCAGCTGTATGTTGCTCAACAATTTTTTCGCAGCGAGACAGTTTACGTTCTAGGACGGTTAAAGCTGCTCGCTGTTTTCTTATCTGCTCTTCCAAACTACTAACGTAACGTTGACTTGGAATTTGTAATTCTGAGCCATCTTCACCTAGCATGGTGAAATGATCAACACCTTGACCTTTAAGTCCACCCGCTACACGGTTAGGATTTTTTGTTAATTCTTTTTCAGATGGTTTCGAGCTCGCGCTTTTGTTCCCATACATTGTGTTTAAATAGCTCATAATCTTTCCTTGCTTCGTTATATTTATACAAGTCAATACTTGCAAGATTTTTCATCTTAGACTCACACATGATATCTGCATAGTCTAAAAATTCTAATGCCCAGTTGTTTACATCGTCATTCGGATACCAATCACTGTGCGCTCGTAGTTTGCCTTTCTTATAGCCTGCTTCTAATAATGCAGGCATGTCAGGCAATGTGTCGTGTGCATAGCCTTCTGGTAGTTGTTCTGTTCTACTATAGCTGTAATGTATTGCAGGTCGAACACCACGCCAGCTATCAATTACGCGAGCAAATCTATCGTCGTTGGGTTGTATGTATTCACCTTCACGGCACCAGTGATGGTGTATGTCGAGAACGAGTGCGCAGTCGTTAACAAGTTCGAGACTGTCTGCAATTCCCCATTTATTTTCGTCATTTTCGATCGTAAGTACATTTCGCGCTTCTGGCGAGAGTCGCTTGATTGCATTCCGTATGCCGGTAGGACCGTTTCGACCCGATATGTGGACATTGCACTTAAAGTCTTGGAAGGTCTTGCCGTATCCCATCCAGCGTATGACATCGGTGTGATATTCAAATTCTTCTATGCTCCTATCTACAATTTCGGGGTTGTCGCTTGCAAGTACAGTAAATTGGCCTGGGTGCATCGATAGTCGGACATCGAGGGCTCTTGCCGTGGCACCGACTTTTGCGAACTCTCGTTCTGCATACGTAACAACGTCAGGACGCTTCCAAAAATAACTCCAATCACGCTGGGTATAAACAGGAAGTACATCACTGCCCAATCGTACCATTCTAAGTCCTGCAGGAAGTGATCCAACATATTCTATTAACCTTTTGTATGCGGCAATGTTGTGTACCATAATGTCCCACAAGCGTTGCTCGGCTACATCAACAGTTTGTCTGTTAAGCCATTGTACTGTTGTGCTACGAGTATTTAGCGGCCGCTGAATTTCTTCTAGTACTTTTTTCTTCTGCGATTGATCCGAGTCCATAAACTTACATGCAAAGCCTATACGTTTAAGTGCGTTCATTTTTTAGTATGCCCCAAGTTTGTTTATAATTTAGTATATTATAACAGAATCCTAGGTTGTTGTCAACAATGACTTTGCTCAAAGGATAGTCGTTACCTGCAATGTCCATCCTATCACCAAAGAAGTGCAATACATCAGTAGAATCGAAGTCTACTAGTATCTGGCTTTTGTCAGCACCTTTTGGACTAATATCAATACCTGTTTCTCCGCCTGGTCTTGCTTCTAATGATGCAAACTCTATGTTAAATAGATCAGCAATAAGGTTACGTTCGGAATACTTTGTATCATATTCAACATATAACTTACGCTCTCTTAGTGTAGCATTACGTCCTACAATACTAAAGTTAATCATTCCAGGGCGTTGTTCGATATGATTGCCTGTTCGTAATGCAAAGTCACTTTCTTCTAATTTATTTTCTAAGAATGTTTTTACGTGGTACGGAATCTTCCAATCTTGTGTTCTAATGTTAGTTTCACCTTCCCAAACGTCACTGCCACTACAGTTGTAAACACGTTTACATAAACTATATATTTCTTCGCCAACTTGTTCAACTGTTTTAGCTCGATCACTTCCTGTAACAAGATACACTTCATTCTCAGCACAGAAGGTTGAAAAGAACACAGCAAAGTCGTGATCAATTTCACTCCGACTTGGCGTGAGTGTACCGTCAACATCAAATATATATTTTATACCCAATTCTCTAACACCCATGGATCTTCACACATTTCAGGATTTGGGTCGCCGTGGAATACAACGACACAACATTCAACTCTTGGAACTACATTTTCTATTGTCTTAAACTTTCTTGACCCTCTTCTGCCACCTAAGGCAAAATCTCTGCTTGCTCTAACTTCCCACTTCCAACTTTGCGTCCAACTATCTGGGTATAGCATTGCTTGTTGATGCCGTGTAGCTGCAAACAACCAATCCTGATCACCAAAGTGCTGTCGCATTATTGACTTAGGATCTCTATTAAACTCCGACCATACATGATCAAGTTCACCTGTTTTAAATCTTACAACCGAACTGTTATACTTGGGCCACTTTGGTCTCATTGCTCGAGTATAATCTCTAACAGTACACCAGTTGTTTGGTTGATACGTAAACAGTTTATCTATATTAGCAGATATAACTACATCTAGGTCTAAGTAAAGTATACTGCCGTCTAATGGCAAGTCTTTTGAAAACATATAAGGTTTGCACCACCAGCCTTCTATTCCTTTTGGTAACGGTATAGTCTTAATACCAGGAAGAAGAAACGCAGGATCTTCAGTCATGCATACAAATTCATGTTCGAGTGTACAATGACGTTGTGTCATATTATACAACTTGTTTACATAATCTGCAGAATACTTTTGTCCGTGCTTTAAACAAAGAATAAAAAGTTTATTACTAGTGCTTGGACTATTCTTAACTGGTGCGCCTACGTTACTCGCTATAGGCTGTACTGTGACAGCCTTTTGTTTTTCTTTTCGCTTGCGAGCTTTACGTTGTTCTTTGGATTCACCTTCAATATACGTCTTAGTCATCTACATGAGACAACTTTTGCATAGTATATGGTGTGTAGATTGCACTGTTTGCACCGTGCTCTGCACATTCTGCTGATTCACACCAGCAACGGTTGTCTGTAGCTTCACGTATAAGTGTATCTGCAAATCTCCATGCATGTTCTGCAAACTTCTCTGCACCTACACCATCAAATACACGTATTTCAGCTAGACCTTTTTCTTCTAGATCCATAAATGTTTGCATATGGGGGTCTGTCTTGTCAATTGCTGTTTTGTGATCAAAGTGATCTTCTAGCCAAGCCTTCAAAGGTTTTAATCCTCCAAAGTCAACAGCCCAGTTTTTGTTGTCTAAGTCTGCACATCCAAATACAAACTTAAATTGTAAACTGTATCCGTGTAATAAATGACAATGTGAATGATCTGCGTTAGGTTGACGGAACACAGCTGATAAGCCTATGTTGTGTCCGTATGTTTTTGTACTGTAATAAGCCATAATTGTTCTCCAATAGTTTTAACGGCGGAGTATTTAAAGAGGGTCGACGTATAAAGTCCTCATAATAGTAGTTATTATATTACAATTTTGTCTTGTTGTCAAGTGAAATATTGGATAAAACCCAATTACTTGGTACAGCCCATCTTTCATTTTGATAGATGTTAAAGTTAACTTTAGGAAAACACTTAAAAACCATGCCGATTTGATGTATCCAATACCTAGGATCTATGTTTCTACTTTCAGCTTTAGCATAGTTAGGTGTACCTTTGTACAAGTTGTTAACATCATGTGTATTACTGTACAAATCAAACCCAATTAGATGAACTGTTTCACCTCTTGATTTCATTGCGGCTAGTAATAGTGCGTATGGTCCACTTCCCCATTGAAAGGGTTGGTCTGGTCTTGTCATTCCGTTGTAGGGTAGTTTAGGTACTGTTCGTACTCTTTCAATACCTTTGTATCTTTCAATCCAATCTTCTCGGGTGTATACTATTGTTAGACTGTTAGCAACAGTTTTTACAGCTTCGTCAACCATTCGCCTATCAACACATACTAGGTGATCCATATGATAGTCACGCATAATAGCATTACAACCAAATTTCATACCAGACAAGGATTCTATATCAATATTAATACGGCTTTCGCCATTACCAAAAACGTACATGGAAATATTTAGTGTTTGTTGCGGTCTTCAAGATCTTTTTTCGCTTTTATTACATCTTCTTTGACTTTAGTTATGTCCTCTGTAACGCTATTAAAAGTTTCAGTAGCTCTAGTCATTAAATTTACAATAGTCATCATTACGTCAATGACCCACCACCACCACATACATGCTACAAAAAAGAAAAATGCGCCACCTACTACTAACGCCCTTTCAGAAAGATCATCAAAGCCAAATAGATGAAGTAGAAAGAGAACACTAAGTACAAATAACGGAATAGTCTTGCCAAAGAGCTTCCAGAACGCAGCTCGTTTTGTAAAAGAGGTCCTAATTTTGTCGTAAATATTCTCTTTTTTTATCATAAAGATTTCCAGTGCGTGTTTGTTTTTAAGAAGCTATTTGTCCGAAAGGCTTCCAAGTTCCTGGAGTGCCTTCTCGAACACAAACCCACCCAACATAGCCTGTTGGCTTAGGATTATCGGACCACACAATATCACCTTTTCGATAGGTTCCATTGGTAGGTATACTATTTCCGACTTCGAACTTCTTACCTTCAAGCCGCACTGGACCTGCAGTACTTATATCAACGTCAGCGGAAGGTGTAATGTTTATACCTAACTTGCCGTGTACTACAGTTTTTGATTCAATGTTAGAACCAAGTACAATTTTTCCGGATTCAGAAATACTAATTCTTGTTGTATTGTCAGTAACAATATTAAGATCAGTCGTAGTATACGCACCAATTGTAATACTGTTAGTGTCTGGCTGAATAATAAACTCAGCATCTGCATCAACAATACTTACTAGAGCATTACCTGCATCTGTTCCTATGCCAAGACGCATAGTATTAGTATTCCAAAAGATAAATTGGTCAATAACTAAGTCACCTATAGTTTGTAGGTTTCTTAACGTGCCAACATTTCTTAGACTACTATTAACAACATTAGTTCCTAATGTGTCATTTGAAAGAACGCTAGTTCCTCCGATTGCAAACGACGAATCTGTATGCAAGTCGATAGTTTCTGTTGAGAAAAACTTATCACCTTGGTATACAAACTGACGTGTATGTGCATCACCTACAAACAATAATCCTTTACCATGTATAGAACCATTATTATCAGGTGTAAATGTTAGTGGGCTGTTTCTTTCTTGTCTTACGTCTGAAATTAATTCATTTACGTTCAACTTAGTAACAGTCAACTCGCCATCAACGAACATGTTGCCATGTACTTGAGCGCCTTGACGCATATGTAGTCTACCTGTTACAGTAGTTTCTCCTACTATGTTGTCAACATCGATACTGTCTGTAGTTATTCCGTCATCGTCGATGACTACAACTAATTGCGTGGCATCATCCCTTATTCCAACACTCTGGAACTTGGCAATTTTACCTGCATATATTTTATCGCCACTTATACTTCTATCTGCTAGAGAGTCTAATGTGACGGGCTGGTTAGCAAGTATGCCTAGCACGTCATTCAACTGTGCAAAACCTTGTGCTATTGTTTGTAAGTTACTTCTATCAATATCGCTCATGTAAGTATTTATCAAGTTACCTTCAGTAATATGGTTTCCGCATTTATCCGCCCGTTTAGCTTTGTATCGGTGGTTTTTATGTCTTCCATAAACTTACGTAACGCAACCTTGCCAGCGTTCTTAAACTCTTTTAACTGTTCCTCAGGCTTACGCATTGTCTTCTGTATACTTTCTTCTTCAATGAATCCTGTGATAGTAGTGCCTTTAACTTGTAACCCACTACCTGGACGTTGTGCTTTCAACGGATCAGGAGCATCAGCAACATACTTGCCTAGTTTACGTGTCTTAATATTAAACACCCAAAGTTCACTAGCATATATAATGTCTGCAGGATTAATACTTACAAGACTGTACTTCTCGTCTTTTATTTTAAACTTTAATTTCTGTACTAATTTCTCAGCACTGTAAATTTTTGTCTTACGTGGCTTACGTGTTACTTTAGCACTTTCAATAACCATGTCACAAGATGACATAATCTTTTCGTATGCTTTAAGCAATGTTGCCATTTGCTTTTTAGATCTATGTGAATAACCTTCTCTAAGTTGTTCCCACATATCAGCGTCATGCTCGCTTAATTTTTTAAGTTGTCCTGCTGTAGGTATATTGTGCCACGCAACTATTTCTTGCAGCTCGAGTGAGTACATATCCTTAATTTTTCTAGCGTGTGCTTGTGATACTTTATGTGTAATAAAGTGTGTACTAATGTCTAAACTGTCTAACTTAAAATCATCTACTGATTCTATATAACCATCTAGCCATAAGTCAATAGCTTCACATGCTTCTTGTGCTTGTAGTAAAATACGATCTTGAATTGTCAGCTCAGGCCTTGCACCAACTTTCTGAAGCTCTTTTTCTTCTTCAGCCTTTTCTTCTACTACTTTGCTACCTTCTAAAATAGCTGCCTTAATCTTTTTACGTAGAAAACTATCAACACCACACTTTAGATCGCCACCGGTGCCAGGTAAACTTATCCAATGCTCTGCTTCTTTTTCGTTTAGTCTAGGAGCGCCTTGTATATCCATACGTGCTACAATGCCACCAGTAATACTTAATATACTATTTGGCGCAACTTTAACACAACGAATTTCATCTTTAGTATAAGACCCATCCTTTTCCATCCACTTAGAAACGTTTGTATATAAGTCTGCTGACTTGAAATGCTCGTAGTACCAAGAGTGTACATAACGACGATGTTTGTGAATTGCTTCACCTGTCCATTCTTCCCAGCCGTCCCATGTTGGCTCTTTTAATTTAGAACCTCTCTGGATACGTGGTGCTGCGCGAGCCTTCTTTCTTTTAGTCTTTGGCATTGCCATTTTTTAATCTCCGAATCTGTGTTTATAAAGAGTATATATACAAAATGTCTAAAAGTCAAGTCTTTTTTAAAGTTAACCAAGTCACATATTTGTTTTTTATACATCCTGTTAACTTTACTTTATATCCGTAGGAGTAATCATCAGGTGAAATGTGGTATTTTATATCAGTTCCATGTTTCATACAAAGTTTTCCTTGTTCCGTTTGTTGCCATTCGTATATTCGAGCGGACACATGAAGCTCAGGATCTTCTACATCTGCCATATTGAAAGTATAAAGCTCGTATCTATCAGCCATTAAGTAGGTTTTACTTTTCGGATAAAGTGTCTAGAATGTTCTTTTGCTCTTTTGTGTAGTCTTGGTAACGTTGTCGAACAAGATCTACTGTAAAGTCAATGAACATAAATGCTGGAGCAATGTAGAAATACTCTGCTCCGAGTGTGAGTGCGGCCAAAAGGCCTAGTGCAAAATATGAAAGATATCGTTTTGAATATCCTTCCATATCTGTAAAGTTCCATTTAAGGAAGTACATAATTTTTTTCATAGTTTCTCTCCTAATGGCAAGCGATGCCGTACTTTTTTAATCTATAATAGTTGTAGGGCCAAGGTACTAAGAACCCAACTGCTAACATGATAGGCACTGCCCACCAAGTAAGTACTCCACCCACTAACACAAGGTCTGTGATGTTCATACTTAATTCCATTGCTACCATACTAACAAAACTCATTTTAAATGCTGTATCAAGTGCTGACTTAAAGTCAAACGCCTGGCGCATGAGTATTATAGTCTCTAGTGCGATACTGGTGAGTAGACCATTACATATTGCAAGTGACATTACAATCCACATGCTAACTTCTGGTGCAAACATCTGGAAAGCAAAGATAGTACCGAAGTCACCTATGCTACAACCGAGCAAACACCATTTGGTATTGTTTGCACTTTGTCTCCATGTATGTTTACATTTCCAATTCATTACAGTTTCTCGCCTACTTCAAAGCCTCTGAATGTTTTAAAACGTGGAAAACGCAAACTATATGTTCCGTCTTGATTCTGTGTAACAGCGTCAGCCCTTACTTCTACTAATTGCCCAATAACATCGCTACGAAGAGTCCAAAAGCTATCACGGTTAGCATCACTAAACCCGCTACCAACATTAACCCTAATCTTTCTTCCATCGTCAACCCCTTCGCATACAACAGCACCGAGTTTACCTTCATTTCTTCCTGTTCCTTCTTCAACATCTACAACCTCCAGTGTTACTTCAATAAATGGTTTTGCTTTAAGCCAAGCGTGTGTACGCTTACAAAGATATGGCGCATCAATGTCTTTTATCATGACGCCTTCGTATCCACCGTCTACAGCCGCTTTATTAAGCTCTACAAAGCGTTGTTCGCCTTCAGGTGTGTCCAAGTCAACATCTTCCCAGTCCAACGCTTGTACGTGCTCTAAGACGTCTTTATGGTCTTCTACCCAATGCTTGGTAATTTGGCTTCTAAAGCTCTGTGGCTTATCCCAACTACCATTCTTAAAACAACCTAAAGGAATAGTATCAAACAAATGCAATACCGCATCACTGTTTTGAATAGTATCCTTACGTTGAAGTTGCTTCATAAGATCTTGGAAGTTAGCACTCATTACCTCTCCATCTAACACAAGTGGATATGGCACAGGATGATCCTTAATTACAGTTTCTAATTCTTCAATAATGTGTCCAAAGTTATGAAACTGTTTTCCATTACGGCTAAACATTTCAACTTTGTTACCTTGGATAATAGTAATAACTCGTACACCATCTAATTTAATTTCAATTTGCTTTTTACCAACCATTTTCTTTTCGTGGTTAGCTGAGTCATGTGCAAGTGAACATGTAAATGTAGGAATGGCATATTGTGGGAATTCTTTAGCAACTTTGTTAACAGTCTTTTCGCTCATGCCACATCGCAAGTCTTTGATTAAGACACGTCGATAAAAGCCATTCCATTGTTCAGTAGTAGCAACACCCATTGCAAGTTCAATTGCATCACGTGCCGCATGTCCTGTAAGCTCACGGTTACGCAACTGTTCTGCTAGTACTTTAAATGTGTTCCAGTCTAAGCCTTGTCCTGTAAGAACATCTGAACGTATTGGAACTTGCTTTACTCCAAATGTTACCATTGGGTCAAGTGCCATTGTAATGCCTTCAAAGAACTCGTCTAGTCCTTCTTGCATTGCTTCTAATACGATTGCTTGTTTAGCGAGCTTGCTATTGTCTGCTTCTAATCTTTCGATTATATGTTGTGGTTGTGTTCTCATTGTTTTGCCTCTTTTGCCTAATTGTTATGTACATTATAGCACCAGAAGGCTACACTGTCAACCACTATATTTGACAAACTTTCGACGGCTCTTAGACCATTGCTTCATCGGCTTTGAAAAGATAATCTCTTCAGTGGTGCCTGCTTTAATGTAGCCTGCCAAGTGTCCGCCGTCAGTAATAATGTATGTATGATTTTGGACTGGAGTGTCCCAAACTGTAACTTCAGTAAGGTATTGCATTGCTGTTATCTTCTCCGGTTATGGTTGTACGGTGTAGAATCAACTGGTTTGTTAGATATTGACTTATTGTGAGGCGAAGGCTTTCCATCGGCACCCAAGTTAACAAATACCAGTTTGTCAATGGTAGTAATAACCTGTTTAGTTTTTTTGTTGCGGACCTCGCAATTAATCGTTATAGATGTTCTTCCCATAGCAACTGTATCCATACCAATCTCAACTATGTCGCCCCTGACAGCAGTAGAAACGAATTGTACGTTACTCATACTAGCAGTAACAATACGGTCGTTGTCCAATTGACAAGTACAGTATATGTATGCTTCTTCATCTACCCAATCAAGTACCCTGCCTCCAAACAATGTTGCATTAGAGTTTAGGTCCTTGTGGGTGACCATCTTACGGGTAAAGTATTTCATTATGCTTTCTTCTTAGCAGGC